CCAAACTTACATACCTTCAGAATTACTGGCGGCGAACCGTTGCTGAGTAAGCATACATGGCGAGTTCTTGATTACATTGCAGAGAATCCAAATCCAAATTTGACACTTGCGATTAACACCAATCTTAATGTTCCTGATAAGTTGGTCGAGAAATTGGTAGAATATATCAATAGAATTTCGGGTAATATTAAATTGTTTGATGTGTATACTTCTCTCGAAAGCACAGGTAAACAGGCCGAGTATTCTAGGTTTGGTATGCAATTTGATGAGTTTAAGAAAAACTGTGAATATGTATTAGATAATACACCAAACACTACAAGACTACATTATATGACAACCATAAACTTAACAAGTGCGCCAACGCTTCTAGAATATTTGCAGTATATTAGAGAAATGCGATTGAAGTATTCTAGCAAGTTACATGAATTTAGAGTAAGAACCCATCTTTCATATCTTCGTTGGCCTAGAATGTTATGTTTGACGTTGTTGTCAGATGAAGATAAACAGAAGTTTGGGGATTTATGGATTGAATATGTTGATACACATAAACTGACACCACTGAAATCTGACCAAGAAATATTTTATCTAGAAGAAGTTGATCAGGTAAGAAGATTGGTTGACTATATGAGATCGACTAAAGAACCGCAATCTTTATATAAAGATTTTAGAAACTATACTCGCAGTTTGGACAAACGTAGAAAAACATCATTTGTTGAAACGTTTCCGGAACTGGCATATTTAATGGACGATGATTACTATGGATGATCCTATGTTAAATTTTAGAAACGCCGTTTTGGATTCTAAATCAAAATCTTTCTGTGGTGCCAAATGGGGAAATAGCACTCTTTGGTTAAATAGTGGCGAAACCAGTAGTTGTCATCTGCCTCCTGTTCATAAGATTGATGTTGACCAAATCGCAATTGATCCCTCAAAATTACACAATACAGATCATAAATTTAAAATGCGTAAGTTGATGCAGGACGGCATTCAACCCTCTGAATGCGATTACTGTTGGAAGATAGAAAGTATGGGAGATACTTTTATTTCTGACCGCGTCTTTAAGTCACTACAATTTACAAATGATGAAATGCAGGAATGGTTCGAACTTCCCGCAGATACTAGAATCGTTCCTCCTACTCTTGAAGTAATGTTTGATCGTACCTGCAATTTTGCATGTAGTTATTGCAATGCAAATTTCAGCACCGCGTGGGAACGAGATATCAAGACGCACGGAAATTATGAGCTGGAAACTAGAGGTGGTGGTGCTTTTAAGCATGACGGTACATATAGCAATACCCATGAAAAGACTACTAATCCATATATCTCGGCTTTCTGGGAATGGTGGCCAGAACTTAGTCAGAAACTTCGAGTTCTTCGCATAACAGGCGGAGAACCATTAATGAATACTGATGTTTGGAAGTTGATTGATATGTTTGCCGAAAACAAATATACTTTCGAGTTGGGCATTAATACAAATCTAGGTGCAAAGAAATCAATAATTGATAGACTCATCAAAAAGTCATTCGATATTGAAAAGCTATGTCTCTTTACCAGCATGGAAACAACAGGTGCTCAAGCTGAATATATCAGAGATGGATTAGATTATGACGCATGGTGCAACAATGTAGAACGCATTTTGGAAGAATCCAATGTCAAGCGTATTGTGGTAATGATGACTATTAATGCACTGTGTATGTTCAATATCACTGACTTCATGGATCAGGTACAGCAATGGAAGCGCAAATACAATAACAGGATTTCAATGAGCATAAATTTTCTTAGATTTCCAGCATTCCAGAGTTTGACTGTTCTTCCTGACACCATTAGAACCACGGCACACGAAAAGTTGCTTGCATGGTATGAAAAAAATAAAAACGAATTAATAGGTAATGAAAAGAGTGATGTGGAAAGATTAATATCCTATGTTAACGTAATTGAAACTCCTCATGCATATGATGACGACTTAGAATTAAATCGTAAAGATTTTAAGAGCTTTTATTCCCAATACAGTCATCGTAGAAATAAAACGCTAGATGTATTTCCTGGAGAATTGTTAGAATGGTACAACACACTATGAGAAATGATGGCTATTGTGCGCTGCCGTTTAATCATATGAATTTACATCCAAACGGAAACGTTTCTATATGTTGTGTATCTAAAATGGGAGGACCAGATAGTGGTTTTGCCAAAGATGAAAATGGTAAGTTATTAAATCTACGGACACACACGATAAACGAAATTTTTGACGCACCGTCTGTTAACAAGATACGTCAACAGATGTTAGATGGCGAATTTCCTTCTGCGTGTGAGGGCTGCTATAAAATAGAACAATATGGTGGAAAATCTCGAAGAACCACGGAGAATACTCGTTGGCCTAAGCGAGAAACACCGGGATTAGAATTTATCGATTTGCGATTGAGTAATCTATGCAATCTAAAATGTCTAATGTGTTATCCAGATTCCAGCTCGGCTTTGGTATCAGATTATAATGAATGGGCAGACAGTCTTCCATTCGTGACAAAGAATAATACAGATTTTGATAATTTTCAGTGGTTTAACGAAGACATCATCGATCAATTGAAAGAACATAAAGATACTTTGAAATATCTTTACATCAATGGCGGTGAACCCTTCATTATGCCAATGCAATGGAAAATGTTAGAGAAATTAATTGAGTGGGATGTTGCTAAAAATATTCACATTAGCTATAATACAAATTGCACAACCTATAGCGATTCTTTTAGCGAATATTGGAAACATTTTAAAGTGGTTACGTTGGGATGCAGTGTAGACGCCACAGGAGATAAGAATTCTTTTATTCGATATCCATCAAAGTGGGATGTCGCAAATGAAAATATTCGCAAATTGTTAGAGAATCCATATATTCATGGCATGAATATTACTTGTAGCATTCAGTGGTTAAATGCGCCCTTTTTGCCCGAATTTTATGAGTGGGCACTGCCCTTGACTAAACTAAAACCACACACTACAATCAATCAGAATTTTATAGTATTTCCCGATTACCTATCGTTAAATTGTGCATCTAAAGAATTTAAACAAGGCTTGTCGGATATCTATGAACAATCTCCATACAGCAATTATATACTGACTGAAACAATGAAATCGTATCTTAGATTTTCTCCGGATTCGTCTGAGCAATGGAATAATGGTAATAAATACCTTGACGTAGTGCAGTTGAGCCGAAAAATGGGCCCGTGGAAAGATATATTCAATTATGACTATCAATACTGAAAATAATAAAAGTATTTGTAAATATCCATGGGATCATAGTTACATCGGCTCGCAATACGAGCGAAAACTTTGCTGTATATCAGATGACATTGTTTCGGAAGAAAAGACGGAAACCAAGGACTTCTGGAATTCTTCTGTAATGAAAGATGTTCGAAAAAAGATGATAGCAGGAGAAAAGATTGATGCCTGTTCAGTCTGTTATAAAAATGAAGAACAGAACATTGAATCTTTACGCCAACAGAGTTGGAGGGGTCAGCAGAGTGAAGAAGAAACAATTGCCGAAACCATAAGCAAAACGAATGATGATGGTTCTGCTTCAGTGCTTCCTACATATTTTGACTATCGAACAATACATTGTAATCTGCAGTGTTTGAGTTGTGGACCAATATACAGTTCTAAACATGCTTCACTATTTGCTGATATGTGGGATCGACGTCCTACAATGTGGCCTTCTGGTGAAGAATTTGTCATAGATTATACATTTGAAGATTCTATGGCAAAAGAAATTATTGATTGCTTAGACCAGCGAAGATTGACGAAGATTTATTGGGCTGGCGGCGAACCAATGATGTCGCATGTGCATTGGAAAGTGGTTGAAAAATTATTAGAAATTCAATCCGAAGATCCTGCATTTTTATATAATATCTTTATTCATTATAACAGCAATCTGACTCGCCTTCACTGGAAGGGGAAACTAATACCCGAACTTCTAAAATTTTACCAACCAAGTATACAGGCAAGCCTAGATGGCACGCATGAAACTTTTGAATTTTGTAGAGATGGCGCATCATGGGATACTGTTTCTGCCAACTGGAAAGAATACCATTCTAGACTAAACGAAAGAAACCAATTCGGTCTTTCTAGTGTTATGTCTGCTCCAGTTCTTATGGATATCGATAGGTGGTTTGAATTTTATGAACCGTATGATCCAGAACTTCACTCACATAAATTATTCAATCATATTAACAAACAGACTCATCAAGTATTCCTAGATATTCGGTTATACCCACAACATATTTTTGACCGAATACTTGATCATGCCATTAAACGGTTTGAAGAGTGTTCCTTGAGAGGAAAAGAAAGAACGATTGCAATATTAAAATCGTATAAATTGGACAAAAGCAATAACCCGATTTATTCGGATCCGGAAATGTTAAAACTGATGAAGAAAAACTGGCAACACAGAGAAAAGTTTCTTCTTGGAAAACACACCTTTGAGAGTCTAACTGCAATTATTGACCCAGAGGTAAGAGATTGGTATCTATCAATATGAGCGAAACTAAAATTTATTGTCCGTCTATGTGGAAATCGGTGCATGTTGATACCGATGGTTACCTAACACCATGCTGTCTTTTTATCCATAGAGAAGATAAAAAAAGTAAACTTGTAGATATAGAACATGCGGAGAGTATTCTACAAGAAGAATTTCAAGAATATCGCGATCAACTATCACAAGGTATTTGGCCGAGTGGATGTAATCAATGTAAATTTGCAGAAGAAGAAGGAAGAGATAGTAAACGAACACAAGATATGTGGATGTTACATAATGGAACAATTCAAACACCTCCTGAGCAAGTTTCTCTCGAATATTTACAGTTAAAAACCGGAAGATTGTGTAATCTTCGATGCACAATTTGCACTCCTGCGTGTTCCACCTCGATAGCAACAGAACTGTTGCGCATAGGAAAATTGGATAGAAAAACATATGACAGACTCAACGAAGAGATTGCTTGGTCTTATGATGTGGAGCAGTATAAAAAATTAAATCCCGGTGACAATGGCTATTTTAGAATTGATATCGCAGGCGGCGAACCTTTGATGAACAAGACACACTTTGAATGGTTGGATCAGCTATCAAATCCAGAAAAAACAATATTGTTATATAATACGAATGGAACGCAAAGACCCACCAGAAAAGAAATTGATATTTGGAAAAAATTCAAAGGAATTATTTTATCCTTTAGTATAGATTCTTATGGTGATAAGTTTGAAGAACTTAGAGTGGGTGCTAAGTGGGATCAAGTTTTAGATAACCTAAAATATTGTCAAGAAGAAATCATTTCTAAGGAATTTGATATAAACACATCAAATGTTTCTATCGTCATGACAGTAAGTAAAATGAACGTAAGAGACCCAATTACTCTCTACAAGATATTAAATCAGTATGTAAAATTTACTAATTCAGAACCACTAAATTTCAACTACTTGTATTATCCCGACCACATGGCATGTCATAATATGTCTCATTCAGAACTTGAAGAAGTAATTGCATTATATGATAGTGAAATACCTTCTTTACCCGAAAACAGTAAGATGCGAAAACAATGCGTCGATTTACGAAACAGTCTATACTCATTTTTGAGTGGAAAAGAAATAGAAAATCCTAGACCAATGCCAAGCGATCATAGAAAATGAAATATAACGGAAAAACAAGATTAATTTCCTTTGGATGTTCGTTTACTTCCGGAGCAGAATTAATAGACCATGAAATACTCGGTATTAGTTTTAATGAATGTAATAAAATAAAACATCAGTGGCTTGCTGATAAAAAACCAATGCCGGAGTTTGAATGCTATGTTGCTCGTGAAGGCAATATGACACTCGGAGAATACGTGAATGTCTGTTCTAAACGATCTTATGCTGCCAAATTAGCAGATAAACTGGGTTTAGAGCATGTTAATTACGCTATACCTGGAAGCGCAGTAGACCATATGGTTTTAGATTTATTCAGAGGACATTATACTCAAAAAATAAATCCCGAAACAGATTTGATCTTTTTGGGAATAACAACGCCACATAGATACGTGTGTTTCTCACCAGAAAAAATAGGCGCAGCACTTTCTAGGGTCATTAGTGACCATGATTTTATAGATAGTGATATGCATTATAATGACTATAAAGTTATGCAGACTTATCTGTCTGCACTACAAAATTTTAAGAATTTTTGTATTGTAAACAATTTTGATTTTTATCTGCAACCAGTCCCTCCGAAACACCTTCTCTTTTATAATGATCCGCAATCAAAGCATGGTAATATATTTGCAGATATATATTTTGATTGGCAATATTTACTGACATTCGAGAAAATGTTTCAAGAGATACTAGATTGTAGTGTAGATTCGGATCTATCTTTGTTTGATTGTATGCACGCCCGTGAAGATACCGAACCGATGTGTGGGTTTAAGCACCCAACCGAGAATGCTCACGAATACTTTGCGGAGAAACTTTATGTTAAAATTACTAATAAAAAAGATTAATTCATATTTTGCTAAAAGAAAGCATTTAAAACGAATTAAAGAATTGCGTAAAATGGATCCTTTCATTTATGATTGAATGGGGAATTTCGGCTGGTGCGCATGATGCGTCTTTGACAGTAGTTGATGGAAATAAAATTCTCTTCGCCTCACATGCGGAAAGATATTCCGGCATCAAGAATGATAAAGACTTAAATGTTGATTTGATTGATGCTGCTTTGAAGTTTGGTAAACCAAACAAGATACACTGGTATGAAAAGCCAAAACTTAGAGCAATGAGAAGACTATTAGCTGGCCAGGGATTGATCCGATTTAGTGTTGGACAATATCTGGAACATTTTGGTCTAAAAGATATTCCAGTAGAGTTTGCGTTTCACCACGAATCTCATGCCGCGGCTGGCTTCTATACTTCGCCATATGATGATGCGACCGCTCTTGTTATCGATGCTATCGGTGAATTCGATACTGCGTCAATCTGGAAATGTTCTGGTAGTAAATTGAAAAAGAAATGGTCCATGGATTATCCGAAATCGTTGGGTCTATTTTATTCTGCCATGACAGATCGCATTGGTTTAAAAGCAAACGAAGACGAATATATCTTAATGGGAATGGTAGCATATGGTGATCCTGAAAAGTATTATGATGAAGTAAGGAATCTTTGGAAATCAGAGAACCTGCATCGTGGATGTCGATGGTGGCGGCCCGATGACGGCGACCTGGACATTTATAGTGTTGCGGCGGCGACTCAAAAAGTCTATGAAGAAGAATTCGAAAAACTTCTGATACGAGCAAAGATGAAGGATGCATCGCAAGACAATCTCGTTCTTATGGGCGGATGTGCGTTAAACTGTTCTGCAAATCATATTGCACGGAAGTATTTTGAGAATGTATGGATTATGCCAAATCCTGGTGATGCAGGTAGTTCTCTGGGAGCGATTGCAGCTAACAACAGACAAAAATTGAACTGGAAGGGTCCATATCTAGGCGCAGATATGGGAGGAGAATATCCAGTAGAAAAACTCTTGACAGAATTGCATAAGGCTAGTATAGTAGGAGTTGCAAATGGTCAAGCTGAATTTGGTCCTAGAGCATTAGGTAATCGCAGCCTTCTAGCTGATCCAAGAGGCCATGATATTAAGGATAAAGTAAATGCCATTAAAAAGCGGCAAAAATTTCGCCCATTCGCTCCAGTCATTCTGGCAGAACATGCGAGAGACTATTTTGAGATGTCATGGGAAGACTCCCCTTATATGCAATATACTTCAAGATGTAAATATCCTGATTTGTTTCCTGCTATTGTCCATGCTGATGGTACAAGTCGTGTCCAAACTGTGACAAAAGAGCAACACTCTGGTCTGTATGACCTTCTTAGTAGATGGTATGAAGAAACCGGCTGTCCAATGCTATTGAATACAAGTCTCAATATCAAGGGGATGCCAATGGTAAATAACTTTAAGGATGCGGATGATTTTGAAGCAAAATATGCGGTAAAAGTCTTTTCCTAATAAATATTAGCATGACTGATAATATTCTAAAGTTTCCAGACAAGTTTCGTAAGGAACCTAGACGTTATCGCATACCGTTGTATACGGATGCCGACGTGGAGCTTGTTTTATTTTGCGTCAATGCTTTCGGAGTTACACCAGAAAGAAACATGATGGACGATTTATTAGAAATGGACCCAATTGAAGTTATAGAATGTCTTGACATTGCGAGGGAATCTGATATAATATCAAATGTAGCAAAAGAGCATATACGCTGCATACGTGAATCTATCGAAGAAAGTTAATATATCATGAATATCTTTTATTTGGATCGTGACGTTTCCAAATGTGCCGAATATCATAATGACAAGCATGTCGTTAAGATGATCCTAGAATATGCACAATTGTTATCTACCGCTCACCGTGTAATTGACGGCGAACAATACCTAGATAAAACTGCTAATGGCCGTTCAATCAAGCGTTGGCGTATGGAAGATAACACCCTTGAAACAGTTCTTTACAAAGCAACGCATATCAATCATCCCAGTGCTATCTGGGTTCGTCAGTCTAACAATAATTATAACTGGCTTATGTGTCTATTCCAGTCTCTTCTTACAGAATACACTCATCGCTATGGTAAAATCCATGCCACTGACCGGCTAGTTTATTTTCTTCGCAAGCCCCCAAAAAATATTCCTGTAAGTCATCTAACACAACCGACACCTGCTATGCCTGACGAATATAAGGTACAAGGCGATTCTCTACAGTCTTATCGTAACTATTATGTTGGTGCAAAAAATAATATGGCAAAATGGAAAAATCGTGAAATTCCTGAGTGGTGGAGAGACGCAACTCAATAAATAACTACATGAAGACAGTAATACCGATTTCTCTTCCCGAATCCATCGTGCCTCCCTCGGCACTAGGCGACTCTGCTATTGCAGTGTCGCCTTTTTTGTATCAACCTCAAACCTCAAAGGACTGTCATGTCAAGAAGAAAACAAAACGCCTTACAAGTTGTCTCAAATAATGACTCGCCCGTAACCCTAGAGAAGAGTAAGCTATGCAAAGTAAAATACGAAGACCTAAAAAATATTCAACCAAAAACCTTTAATCAGAGACAATTTTTTGAACTTTATAATCAACAGTCCGCAGCAATATTACTTCACGGTGTAGCAGGAACAGGGAAAACATACATCGCGCTTTTTAAAGCACTAGAAGAAGCACTAGATCCAGAAACAGTATTTGAGCGAGTAGTAATAGTCCGCTCTGCTGTTCCATCAAGAGAAATTGGTCACCTACCCGGTGACGAAAAAGAAAAGACAGAAGTTTATCAGTTACCTTATGTAGAAATCTGCGAGGATTTGTTTAATCACATCCAGCCATTTCAGCGATTGCAAGAACAAAAGTCAGTGAACTTTATGATCACTTCATTTGTTCGTGGTATCACTCTAGATAATTCCATCGTCATTGTTGATGAATGTCAGAATATGACGGATATGGAATTAAATTCAATTATGACCAGAATTGGCAGAAACTCAAAGATCATATTCTGCGGAGATTTCCGACAGACTGATCTATATAAAAAGACCGATATGTCTGGACTTCAAAAGTTCATCGCTATCGCCGAACTAATGCCTTCGTTCAAAACTGTAGAGTTTTCTGTTCATGATATAGTAAGGTCCAAATTGGTTAAAGAATATATTCTGGCCAGACTAGAATATGAGGAGAGATACGCATAAAAGACTTGACAAACTATGTGAATCATGTTATAAGAGTATATGTTTAAAACGATCTATGATTATACCGATTTCGCCCAGGATGAAACAAGAGAAGATGGTAGCAGAGTTTATGTCAATGCCTCAGGTGTTGGTTATCCCTCTGCTACCACCGTTCTCGGTGTTCTGAATAAAGATGGCATCAACAAGTGGCGTGAGCGCGTTGGTGAAGAAGAAGCCGACCGCATTTCTAAGCAGGCTTCTACTCGTGGTACTAAAATACACACACTTACCGAAGCATATCTAAAGAATGAAGAAGTCGATTTTGATAGCGTGAAAGCGTCCTTGCTCGACAAGGAAATGTTTACTAAGTTTAAGTCAATTCTTGAACCTATCGATAACATTCACTGCCAAGAGTTGGCATTATACAGCGACTTCCTGCGTATGGCTGGTCGCGTTGACTGTATCGGAGAATACAATGGTATTCGCGCCGTAATCGACTTTAAGACTTCTAATCGGCCCAAGAAGAAGGAATATATCAGTTCCTACTTTATGCAGACCACTGCATATGCAATCATGTATGAAGAACGAACTGGTATTCCTGTTCCCTTTCTTGTTATCTTGATTGCCGTAGACGGCGACGAGCCTCAGGTATTCATAGAAAAGCGTGACAACTGGGCTAAAAAACTTATCGAAACCCGTGACTTATTCGAAGCGAGTCGTGATAAATAGTTTGATGATAAAAGACCGCATACAGTTTACGGAATCTGCGCTTGAGCATTTTCGTAATGTCTCCGTTTCAAACAACGCATTAGGTGTCCGACTATCTCTTGCAGGTGGCGGCTGTGCTGGGTTCAGTTACAAGTGGGATTTGGTAAAGAGTGCCGACGAACTTGTAGAAGATGATTTTCCACAGGAGTATGATGATTGGACCTTCTGGTTAGATAGGCCGTCTGAATTATATCTCATTGGCAGCACCGTGAATAAGAAAGTTGATATTATCGGTAGCGTCATCGAAATACAAGCACCTCTCGCATCAAGCAGTTGCGGTTGCGGAGAAAGTATCAATTTTAATCTATAAAACGGTTGACTTCCAAAGCAAACTAGTATATAAATAGATTATCAGTTGTTGACAATCAACAATAAAGGCGGAAAGACCGGGGTTCGACTCCCCGCACCTCCACCATCTACTGTGAGGGGAAAGAAGAGTAGCGATTTACGATCGGATCGTGAAAATCGATAACTCACAGTAGTTGATGGGGGTGACCATGGAATTCGATTTTCGTGTAATAGGGCGGTTCGAGACTGATTGCTTGGCAAAGTGCCACTAAACGTAAATGCAAACGATAACGTTGCCTTTGCAGGATATGCGCTAGCCGCATAATCTCATTGGGTTTTTGATAGTTTTCCCTCGAAACAGAATAAAACTATCGCCTGTTCTGTATATACGATGAAATGAGTGAACTAAGAACCTACGGATGCTAAATAGTTGTATGACCCATTGTGCGACCTGACACCAGCAAGCACAGTGGGTTATTTTTTGTCTTCGGACAATCAGTGTGGGGAGTCACTGGTTAATACCCTCTCAAGTATAACAACTAAATGGAAATAAGATGACTTCCTTTAATAAGAAGTTTTTCAAGTTTCTTTCGATTATTACACTATTAAGTTATAGTTTATATGGAATTAATTCATATGCTGAAACTGCCATCGAAAGAGAAGCAAGGGAATATTCCCTCGGCGTTGGAGAAGTAATCCAGGACATCAAAGATGATGCCCAAGAACAACAACGTAAAGTAACACAACAAAGAATCCAGACACAAAATATTCGTCTGGCAAACAACAGAGAATTGAAGTGCCTAGCAGATAACATTTACTATGAGGCTGGTAATCAGTCGACCAGAGGTAAATTGGCGGTCGCTGCGGTCACTATCAATAGGGTAAATAGCCCCAAGTTTCCTAAATCCGTATGCTCCGTTGTATACCAGAGAACAAAACGTGTGTGTCAGTTCTCATGGGTATGCGAAGGAAAGAAGAGTGTCCGCAGTGCGCAACAATATGCTGAGTCAAAGAAAGTTGCTGAGAAGGTATTGTTCGCTGGGGCTAATCATGGCGTATTAGGAAAAAATGTTCTATTCTATCATGCCGACTATGTAAGTCCAGGTTGGAATCTTCGTAGAGTAGCTAAAATTGGTGATCATATATTTTATGCAGGATAAAGAATGGGTAAGAGAAGTAACTTTGAACATCGTAAGAACGACTTCTATCCGACTCCGTTGGATGCAGTAAAGCCTCTCTTACCCTTTCTTCCCTCGGAGTTTACCTTCGCTGAGCCTTGTGCTGGCGATGGTAGACTCTGTAGGCATATCGACACCTTAACAGATAGTAATGCAGTAGCTACTTTGGTTTCTGATATTGATCCTAAAGACCCGTCTATTGAAAAATATGATGCATTAACTGTTGACATTCCCGCAAATACCAGCTATATTATAACTAATCCGCCTTGGTCGCGATGGATACTTCATCCATTGATTGACAGGTTTGCTAGTATTCGTCCTACATGGCTTCTCTTTGATGCTGATTGGATGCATACTAAACAAGCAATACCCTATCTACAATATTGTAGTAAGGTTGTGGCCATAGGTAGAGTAAAGTGGATTGAAGATAGTAAGTTTACTGGCAAGGACAATGCTTGTTGGTATCTTTTTGATAAAAATGAAATGAGTGGAACACAATTTTATGGTCGAGGATTTTCAAGTGGTAGATGAAGTCAGCAACGAATTTCTGATTACGAAGAAGTTTAGAACTTCTACTGAGTTTTCTCAATTTATTGAGAAGCAAGCATCGACAACAGGTCTACCGTGTATGGACTTGCTAGTTGATTATTGCGTGAAGAATGATATTGAAATGGAATCGGCATCGGTTCTATTGACAACTTCACTTAAGGAAAAGATTCGTGCGGAAGCAGAAGAACTAAATATGTTGAAGCGCAAGGATGGAAAGCTACCCTTCTAATGGACTCTTTCGAAGTTTATCGTGTCTACATGTCACTCAAACTTCATTTTACTTCTGATGATTACGATATCACAAAAACGAAATCGGGTGTCAGGTGTAAGAGAGAAACATTTCTTAAACGTAAGGATGTTCTATTGTTTCGCAAGCTGGCCAAACGATTTACCTTTACTGAGATGGTAGATTATTTCGTTGCTAACTTTGTCAATGGACATAATGGTTTATTTGATGCCGAAAGTGATGACGTATATCGGGACTGGAAGGCTAGAAAAGAGAAGTTGACATATCTGTTCACGCAAGATATCTCTACACTTATGTTAGAGGCCGAAAAAGCAAATGTTGATCCATTGATTAGTGATGGTCAACATCCCTTAGCATTAAAACTATACCTTGGTAAAAAAATTAGTCTTGAAACCCTAATTATTCTTGACAAATTGTTTAATTTCGTGTATAGTAATAATACTGTGTTAGCAAATGATTTTATATGGAAAGATGTATCTCGTTTGATAACAAAGTACCGCGTCTTTGTCAAGTTTGATAAAGACAAATTCTCTCAACTATGGATCAAGGAGAAAGGCCAAGTGGTCTGTTAAATGAGTCATTCTAAGCGTAGAGACTTCGATTACGAACCTCGTGTCAAAGAAGTTCGTAAAGGTGTGGACAAATCCAGTAAGCACCGCAAAAACCTGTATAAATACTCTGGTAGTCAAGAAGAAGATTTCGATGACTATGATGATTATGATACACAACGCAAATATTAACGCAATACAACGCAATATAACGCAAAGTAAGGAATACAAATATGTCTTTTAATTCTCTCTCGGAACTCCGTAAGAACCGTGGCAACTTCGACTCACTTATGAAAGAAGTCGAAAAGATTGCAAATCCCACAAACGAAAAGCGCGGCGATGATGATCGCCTCTGGAAGCCTTCAGTAGATAAGGCTGGCAATGGCCAGGCGGTTCTTCGTTTTCTTCCTGCTCCTCCAGGCGAAGAACTTCCCTGGGTTCGCGTGTATGACCACGGCTTTCAAGGTCCGACCGGAAAGTGGTACATCGAAAACTCGTTGACCACTATTAACAAGCCAGATCCTCTTGGCGAACTCAATTCAGAACTCTGGAATTCGGGTATCGAAGCCAATAAGGAAATCGCTCGTAAGCAGAAGCGCCGCTTGTCTTATATCTCTAACGTTCTTGTTGTTAAGGACCCATCGAACCCTGAGAACGAAGGTAAAGTCTTTCTCTATAAGTATGGTAAGAAGATTTTCGACAAGATTAAGGACGTAATGCAGCCTACCTTTGAAGATGAGAAGCCGGTTAATCCGTTTGATCTTTGGGAAGGTGCCAACTTCAAGCTCCGTATTCGTCAGGTAGAAGGCTATCGTAACTACGATAAGTCAGAATTTGATGGTAATACGCCACTTGATGAAAATGAGGATAAGCTAGAAGCAATCTGGAAGCAGACGCATTCACTTGCCGCTTTTCTTGATCCCTCAAACTTCAAGTCTTATGATGAACTCAAGACCAAGCTGAATACTGTTCTTGGTAGTGGTACTCGTGTGCCTACCGCAGAGAAGGTAAATCCGCTTGATGCAGAGGATGAACTCTTCGTTGAAACCAAGATGAAGACGGCTGCTAAGGCAACCGAAGAAACTCCACCTTGGAATGATGAAAAGAGTGATGATAATATGAGTTACTTCGCAAGTCTTGCGGACGACTAAAAGAGAAAGGGGCGCTCTGAGCGC